CTGACGATAATGCAGCACTAAGGTCTGCACTTACGCCACAACCTACTGCTATTATTGGATTAACTCTTGCCATATTTTTCTCCTTTTATTATCCAGCAAATACTTTGGGGTGACCTTGTGCAACAGAAGTACAACCAGATATACTGTCGCCCATGCGACCACAACCCCTACCATTTACTTTAACTTTTAATGAACCGATAGCTATTGGAGCAGCATGCGCTGGACAAGGAAGGCCAGGTAAAAGATGAGGTGTATTTATATCACCTTGTCTACTTACTCCAATACCACCAACCTTTACATTAGTACTTTTACCAAATCGAACCATACCACTACAATGTGGAATATCGGCTGCACCAAAAAATGTTACTGCTCTACCCATTTGCTATATCCTCCTGTGTTATTAATAAAGTTAATTTATGATTCCATAATGCAATCTCTCTATGTTCATCTTCTGTGTGTCCATCTCCTGCTGCATGTTCAACCCCAACTGGTGGGTGATAATGGTCAGCTGGTACATTATCTGGTGCAGTTTCTAATACCAAATGATTTTCCGAACCAGTTGACCAATCTTCTGGGACTAATTTATGTCTACCATCAGCATTTTCCATAATCAAGTTACTATCAGCATCAGTCGAAGAGGAATCTGTACCATTTAGAACTATACTATCTCCGTCAGTAAGTGTTCTTTCATCTATAAATGTAAAATCTTCAAAGCTTACATCATCTCCAGTTTCTAAAAGAAGACCCCCTGTAGAAGTTCCTGTTTCAAGTTCAACTTCAATACTTGTTGAGGTAAGCTCCGTAACAAAGTTATCGGTTTCACCAGAATCAAGAGTATCTACTTCTAATAGTATTTCATGTGGTTCTACAACTGTACCAACATCTGGTATAAAACTAATCACATGGAGTAATGACGCAAGTGGTATGTCATCATAATCCGTATAGGTTGTGATTGTTCCTGTAGTATCCATTATTTTAAATTCGTGTGCCATTAGTTTAGATTTATAACTCCTGAAGTTGTAGTTGTTTGGTCACCAGTAATTGTGGTTGTCTGACCAGCACTATAAGTTTCGGATACAGCTCCTGTAATAGCAGTTGTTAGTGTTGAAGAATAAGTTTCGGATACAGCTCCTGTAATAGCAGTTGTTAGTGTTGAATTGTAAGTTTCATGGACTGTTCCTGTAATTCTGGTATTTAAATCACCGCCTGCATCTATGTTTAATGTACCATCTATATCTGTTTGACTTAATATTAAATGTAGTTTTCCCATAATTAATATTGACGCATCACTAATATGAGTGTAATCTCCTACAACAGATGTTCTAGATGCTCCACCAACCTGTCTAGATTCATTACCTTTAATTTGAATATCGTAAGTTGATTTACTACTTTCTCCAATACCAATAACCCCATACAGATTATCAGCAACTCTATAACTATGTCCACCTAATATATCTAGCTCGTAGTTACCAACACCCAACGCACCTATCTTTGTGTACATATTCTTACCAACCTTTAAAGTATAATCACCCTCAACCTCTTGCACATAATCTCCTTGTATGAGATGCCTAACATTACCACTTATTGTAAGATTTACATTTCCAGCTATAAAAACACTTTTATCACCATAAACAATTTCGTAGTCATCCTGTACAATTTTTGTCATTCTAGAACCATCTGCAAAAAGTTCTTCAGACGTACCAGTCCTATGTTCTCTATATAATCTTTCATTGCCAGGCGTATCATCTACTTCAGAGATATGTCCAGACTCACTTTCAAAGACATGGTTGTATGGATATTGTGACATACTATAAGGTATGCCTTGAGGATGTGGCTCTTCCCAAGTTGTTGGTGGGTCTTCAGAAATTAATTTTGTGGATACACCATCTGCACCAAAATTTGGTTTGGTTGCAATTGGAATATCTGTTACTCTTGATTCTCTTCTATCAATAAGGGATTGATGCGCCTCTGCATCGGCGGCACCTCTTGCAAGACGGTTGGTATCCGACTCACCAGTTGAGTGTCCAGATTGTGATATTTTAGTATTGGGATAATTTGCATTAGGGTCATTGAACCCTTTGGAACTATCAGCAGCAGAACTTGGAACGCCAGGCAAAGAACCCATAATGATAGGTTGTTGTTTTTCATCTGCATCACGGAAGAATCCTACAACCCAAGAACCCTCAAGAAGAAATGTAGGAGTGTTTCCCATTCCTTGCATGGAAGGGTCTGTGACTGGGTGCATGACATGAGCCCATGGCAAATCTTTTGTGGGTATGTTATTTAAATCTTCTGTATGAAATCCTACACAACGAACACGTACACGACCTAGTTTTGCTGGGTCATTCCTATCTTCAACCACACCTGTAAACCAGACGAATCCGTCCAGTCCCATAAAATGATTACCTGCCATATAATATACTCCCTCTTATAGAGTTATTTATAAGGATTAGTGAAGGTCTGGATCACGACCAAGACCAACTACTCTAGGGGAATTGTATTCCTCTACAGTATAATGTTCTGTCATGCCAGAATATAATATATTCAGAGTTTCTTGAGCTTCTTCTTGTGTAAGACCATCATGTAGTATCACATTATCTTGAACGATACGATACTTTAACATGAGTGTATTTAGTGGTTTGGATTGTAGGTACTGTTAAAATTATACCAAATATTTCCAGCAATCATAATACGTTCCTCATCACTCTCTTGTGGGGGAACACTATGACGTAGTGTTGAAGGAAAGATAAACATATCACCTCTCTTGGGTTGTATGGACATCTCTTGAAATTTTTGTGATTGAGGATTAAGTATGTTGTGGAACGTCAGAGGAGCTGACTTTTCTGATACCTTTACATAGTAACAAAAACTCCAAGTGAACGGCCAATGTTGATGTTGTATGGTATGTTCACCTTTTGTATACAACACACCCCAACAGTCAGCAATCTCCAAAGGGTACTTGGTTTCCATACCTTCTTGACAAAGGAATAATGCTTTCTCTGCGATTGCCTTGATGTGACTATTATTGTTATGAGCATCCCACTCCGTCATAGAAGCTTTCACATTACTCGCATGTTTCAATACATCACCACGTTTACGAATATAATATTCAATCTTAGGGTGTAATGCACCAAAGTCTTCAGACAAGTTCTCATAACGTATAGGAGTATTCGTTTTTACATTATACCCCTTCCAACCATACTCACTCATTACAAAGGTTCTTTAAAGAAACTCGGTATGGGTTGATTACCAAACGTAGGTGTCTTCTTCTGAAGATTCATTATGTACATAGCATCTTCTCTGTTCCTACATCTAGCAATAACACTATTGCTGTCAACTTCAACTACAGCATAGGGTTTCTCACTATGGGTTTTTACAACTTCTACTTTAAACTTTGAATTTGGTTTTTTCATATTTTTCAGCTTTCGATTTAATCCCAAAACTGGTTCTATCAAAGCCTGGTATATCTTTCTCTTGTCCATTATCGACTAACTCCTTTTGTGCATTATCTTCAACATCATACAACCTCATCTTCGACCTATCAATCCCTACGACAAATCTCTTGTTTGCAGTTGGGTCGTTATATCGGTTCTTCAGTTGCTTCACTAGTATCTGGTTTAGTCCATCTAATTCCTCATTACTAATGAGTGCAAACATGAAGTCTGCTGTGGCTGGTAAACCAAAACTTTCTGAGGTATCCTCTAGACCTACGTCTGAAGATACAAATCCTGTACGAGTTGTCTGTGTTGCAGACATAAAGGGTACGTTTGTTTCTACTGCTAATCCACGCAGTTCTTCTGCGATTGCTTTTATATACATATAGGAATTAACATTCTGCGCCCCTTTGAATCTACTTGATGCACAAATATTTAAATAATCAATAAATACTATATCAGGTTTAAACGATTTCTTAATCGCCAATTCTTTAATCAAACCCCTGAAGTGACTACTATGAGCACTTGCAGTTGGGTATTCTTTTACGATAAGTTTACCAGAGGTCTTCTTCGTGATATTGGTAATCTTATCTTGAAACATTTTTTTTGGCAAATCATGTAAATCCTCCATAGAGATATTCATAAGATTTGCATCTATCCTCTCTGCAATTCTTTCTTCCGCCATCTCAAGAGTAATGTATAAAACATTCTTACCTTGTGATAAACAGTTTGCAGCCACATGACACATAAACAAAGACTTACCGACTCCTGTGCCTGCAAGTGCAATGTTCAATGTCTTAGGTGGTAATCCACCCTTTGTTATCTTGTTAAAAAATTCTAGGTCAAATGGTATCTTCTCCTCTACCTTATGGTAGTAATCAAAACGAGTCTCACTATCGTCTAGGTAATCATGTCCAACACTTGAATCAAAAGAAACCCCAAGAGCATCTGTAAGTATCTCTGGTATTGCCTCTGGTGTTCGTTGCTTATCCTTACCATCTATAATACTAATACCATCTACGATTGCATTGTAGATAGCTTTGTCTTTACAAAACTTTTCTGTCGTATCTACTAGCCACTCAAAGTCCACATCAGTAGAATTAAGTGATTCGATAAGGGCAACAACTTTCTTATGTTCTATATCTGTTAAATCTTCCCTACCTTCTAACTCTATCTCTAGGGTTGTCTTGGTGGGTATCTTATTATATTTATCAACAAACTTTGTGATTTCTTCAAAGACAACCTTCTCTTCCCTCACACCAAAATATGTTTCCTTGATGAAGGGCAATACCTTACGGGCATATCTCTCGTTTGATATAAGATTACTTAGGGTCGTCTTTTCAATTGTTTGATTCAAGTTTGCTATCCTTTTTATGTTGTTCGTCAATTATATCTACAAGTATATCACCTATAAGAGTAGACCATTCATCATCTGTGTCAAATTGAGCTCGTGACAATCCATTACTGTCTAGAATATCAAACTTAAACTTGAAAGGCATGTTACCAGTATCAGTTTCTTCACCGATAGAAATTTCACCATATTTGTATACGACTCCTGCAAATTTACCACCCTTGATACCTATACAAGTTTGGTCTTCTTTATCTGCTGTTAGATATACATACTTATCTCTAATCGACATAATAACTCTCCATAATTAATAGTAATTTTAGTATACACTCTTTCCTTATTCTTGTCAAGGGATTACTCTCAATATTCTCTCGATAACGAATCGAGGTTTTTTTAACTAATCTTAC